TGTAAAGAATACAAATACTGGACAAACTAAGGCTTTAACTCCAATGGAGTTTAATAGTTATAAGTTAAGAAAACATGAAGAGTTTGATTTTGGTGAATTTAAATCAGCCAAGATCTTTTATCAAACTGCTACACCAATTGGTCGTATGGTACAAAAGGCCAAAGCAATTATAAACAATGCAACTAAAAAAGGTTCAAAAGTTATTATTGTAACAGCAAGAAGCGATATGGATGATAAAGATCTCTTTATTAAAACATTTGAAGCTCACGGTATACCAATGAAAAATGTATATGTTGAAAGAGCTGGAAATATGAGTGGTAAAAATAGTGCAGCCAATAAAGCGATTATTTTTAGAAAGTATTTAAAAACCGGTGAGTATGCAAGAATAAGACTCTTTGATGACCACAAAGAAAACCTTCAAGCACTACTTGATTTGAAAAAAGAGTTTCCTACAGTAGAAATGTTTGCTTATTTGGCAGACCTAAAAGGAAGCGTAAAGAGAATAAAATAATGCCTATAAAATTAACAAAGAGCGCATCTGTACGTGATAGAGCTACAGGAAAAATAACAGTACAACATGATTATATTAAATCACACTCAACAAAAGATTTAATTGAAAAGTATAATACTGGTACTAAACCGAAGGTTAAACAAAAAATTAAAAATGAATTAGTAAGACGTGGTGGCGTGGTATTTAAATAATGGCTAAACCAAAAACAAGTGGTATCAGTGGTATTACTCCAATTCGTAAAGGTACTTCAATAGGAAGAAATCCTAAATCGAAAGCAACCATGAATAAAGCCAAAAAGAGAAGTTTTAAGAAATATCGTGGACAAGGAAAATAAAGTACCAGAAAATACTATTCGTATTAGTTGCTCAGTAGATATACCATATGATCATAATGTATTAAATTATGGATTTAAATCCAGAAAGATATTATTAGATTATATTAAAAATGGTGGATATTATGTCGTCACAAATGGACCGAATAAAAGAAGTACTTAATTTAGAGGAGTACAAAAAGAAACAAAAGAAACAATTTAGAAGAAAGATTCTAAGTACAATACTTGCAATAGGACTTATTACTGGAGCAGTATTATTTTGGATATATTATGGATAATAAACAATGGCATGGTGGAAAAGGATCAAAGAGAAGAAATTCAAATGATTCTTTATACGCAGATAATTGGGAAAAGATCTTTGGTAAAAAGAAACCAGAAGTCACTGTGCGTAAAGAAACACCAAATCATGCCACTACACAAATTCATAAAGATCGTACAAAAGTCATACCGAGAAGGTATAAATATAATAACGAGGAACAAATATGAGTATAGATATAGATCAATTTGATTTTGGTTTTACAGCTGTTGATGAAAACGAATTAGAAGCTGTACAGAAATTATCAACAGAAGCTTCAACAGTTGCAGCATCTGCAGAAATAAATGAAGAAAAACTTAATAAGCTCTATAATGCTATATTACCTCTCTTATCAAATTTAAAAGCAAACCCAGAAAAGGATTATATTTACTGGCCAAATAGGACAGAAAAAGTAGAAGCCTTTGAAGATTTAATATCAGGAATAGTTAAATAATGGCACTAGCACCCAATCCCCCAATTTGCCTTACAGATCTAAGAACAGAATTTGGAGATGCCAATGGCGGCAATGTTTGTCTAACAGAATATTATGCTGGTGGAGCCAATGTTCCTTCAGGAACATCTGGAACAAATGGCGCAGTTCCTTCAAGTGGAACTGTTTGTTTAACTGATTTTTTAGGTACATCAAATATAGTTATGGGTTCATTCCCTAATTTAAATCAAGGTTATGCAAATGATGCAGGTATGACTGGATCACTATCAAATACTGGTTTTGGTTTTCAAAAAGAGCATGTTAATACTTCTGTTGGCACCCAAGCAGGTGCATTTGCCGTAATTGGAGTTAGACATACACCAGCAAATGGATATATTACAATAGAATTTTATTCAGGAACTAACGCAAGCGCTGCGACTGTTTATTATCAAAAACTTACATATACAGGTTTATCAAGTGCTACATGGTCAGTTAAATATGAATATCCCAATACATCAAGTGCAATAACAGTATATGAAAGATATGGAGTAAGCGAAACTACATATGATGAAGCAAAGCATCCAGCAACATCTGGCGGTGGAAGTTATAATGAAGGAACGTATTATGCTATTCCAACAAGTGGTGGATTTAGACAATTTCCATGGATATGTACTGCAGATTATAGGGGATCGCCTTTAACTGATAATGCACAAGCAAGACTTGGATTTAATTCAGATCAGGTAGAAATTACAATAAAGGCAACTTTAAATGGAGTAGATTATACTGCAACTTCTAGTACATATACCATAAATCTAAATGCACAAAGATTAGATTCATTTATACCTTAAGGAGAAATATAATGTTTTGGAATAGTAAAGACATTGACATAGAACAATTAAAAGAAACACTCAAAGTAGATGAAGGTGTAGTATATAAAATATATAAAGATCATCTTGGTTATCCTACATTCGGAATAGGACATCTAGTTATTAAAGAAGACAAGGAATTCGGTCAGGAAGTTGGTACTGAAGTTTCAGAAGATCGTGTAAACGAATGTTTTGAAAAAGATGTACAATCAGTGATCGAGGATTGTAAAAAACTACATGATGGTTGGGACGGTTATCCACAAGAAGTGAAACAAATCGTTGCAAACATGATGTTTAATATGGGACTCACGCGCTTGAGCAAATTTAAGAACCACAATGCAGCGCTGCAAAGTGGTGATTGGAAGGAGGCTGCCAAAGAAGGCAGAGATTCTAAATGGTACACGCAAGTGACAAACAGAGCCGAAAGGCTAATGAAGAGACTCGAGGAGATCTAAAAAAACCGAAACATAAAGGTAATTTTTGGTGTCATGAGAGAAAGGACTTTTTCAAATGGGAAGAGTTCATTAATTATAACTATAAGACCTAGGAGGTATATATTATGGATTTAGCATTCATAGTGATTGGAGGAATAATATTAGCAGCAGGAATTTATGCTGTATATGATAATTCCAGACCTGCGTCAGGAGTTAGAGCAAGAAATGAGAAAGGACATTTTGTAAAAGATGATCCTTCTACTCATCACAGAAACGAAGCTTATAAAGATGGTAAAACACCACCTAAGAAAAAAGCTCCAGTGAAGAGAAAACCAGCAGCTAAGAAGCCTGCTGCTAAGAAAGCTCCAGCTAAACGCAGAACAAGAAAAACAGCAGCTAAAAAATAAGTTGCAACAGGAACTATTTCTGTATAAATAAAATAGAAATGGTAAGACATTAATCTTACTATGTAAATATAATGGAGAATATAATGAAAAATTTATTTACTCTGTTCGCTGGATTAGTTCTTATTACGAACTGTGCTTCTGTTGGAAGTGTCGTAGAAGGAACAAAGGAGTTTACAACTGGAGTTGTTGACGGTGCTGTAAAAGGTACTTCAACTGTCGTTTCAGCTGTAGCTTCAGATGTAGTCTCTACAGGAGAATTTGTCGTTGAAACAGCTGTTGATGTAGGTAAAACTGCAGTCAATACTGGTACAGGAGTTGTTCAAAAAGCAGCTGCTAAAATCGATGAAGAAACTGATAAGTTACAATCCCCTCAGCCTGAGGGAAAGTAGCTTGGTCTCTCTTTCCACAATATCCTAAACAAAAAAAGGATGTCGAAAAAGAGAGAGTAGTAGTTGGAGAAGCAACTAATGATATAACAATGATCATTAAAATTGTGAAACGCTACTGTACGCAATATCCGGAAGAGTGCGAACAATAATATTAAGGGATCTTTTTAGGTCCCTTTTTTTATACCTAGAGGTCCAGACCTTATAAATAATACCGTATGGAAGAGATATTTGCACTTATATCAGATGTAGGATTACCTATCGCTGGTGCATTAGTAATGGGCTTCTTTATCTTTACAATCATTAAACAAATACTAGAAGGTGTTGTTGATGATATTAAGACGCTTACTATATTCTGCGAAAGTTTAGAAAACAGAGCAAGAACAATGAGTAATGAAATGGTCAAGATTGACTTACTCGTAAGTAGCGCATTAGAATTAAGACCTGACATCGGCCGAATAGCTCGTGCTGAGAATTTTGTCGAAGATGGTAAACTTGACGTAAGAAGAGATTAATATGGAAATTGCTGATTTAATAGCCAATTATGGCTTTCCTACTGTTATGGTTGTTGGTCTTGGATATTTTGTTTACTTTGTATGGAATTTTATAAGTGAACATTTAGATCCAGCTACTGAAAAAATGCATTTCCAACTTATAAGAGTTATTGATCAGATGAGAATGCTTGATCAAGACCTTATCAGATTACAACAAAAAGTTGACGTGGTATTGGAATATAGAGAAAATGAAAGAAAGAAAAATCAAAAAGATAAAGAGTCAAGCTGAAGTTCTTACTTTAGTAAGTCTTTTTATAATATCAATTATGGCTGTTTCTCCAAATATAGGAGCAACTGAAATTGTACACAAATTTAAAAATCCTTCTTTTAGTGGTATAGGAACAGCATCACATTATTTGACTGTAGAGAACCAAGAGTTTTCTCGTAAGAAACAAATAGAAGAAGCATTAGAAGCTGCAGAAAAAGCAGCACAAAGAGAAGCTGAAAATACAACATTGGCTAAATTTATTCGTAACTTAGAATCAAGAATTTATGCTCAAATGTCTAAACAACTCGTAGAGAGTATGTTTCAAAATGATAACGCAGTGAGATTTGGATCTTTCACATTAGAAGGTTCAGTAGTAACATATGAAGTGATAACCAACGCAGATGGTTCAGAATTTATCAAAATGACTATAGTAGATACCGATGGTACAGAAACCATCATTGAAATACCAATTGGAAGTGGATATTTTGGGAGCGACTATGGTACAACACCACCTACTGACGGCTAGTCTTTCAGTCATTATATTACTTTCGAGCTGTGCTCAAATACCAAGATACACAGAAGATCCAACTATCTGTAATCCGGATATGTGGGGTGATCAATATAATCATAATGTAGTTGAATGGGTTAAAGCAAGTGGAAGAGTCTTTAAAAAGGCAATGCCATATATTTGTGTTGATGTACCTGAAATTGTCAACATGCCATCTTATTTTCAATTATTAGATTTACCTCCAGCAGAAACAAAACCTGTTGTTGCTGTATATAAATTCCAAGACCTTACAGGACAAAGAAAAGCTCTTGACGGTATTGCATCATTTAGTACTGCAGTAACACAAGGTGCTGATGCTATGTTAATTGATGCATTAAAGAGTGCAGGTGGAGGAACTTGGTTTCGAGTGGTAGAGCGACAAGGATTAGATAACCTTGTAAGAGAAAGACAAATCATACGAAGTGCACGCCAAGATGTTGCAAAGGCAAACGGCGAAGAAGAAGCACAAGGAATTCAACCATTATTATTTGCTGGAATGATTATAGAAGGCGGTATTATTGGTTATGATACTAACATACTATCTGGAGGGCGAGGCGCGCGAACTCTTGGGATAGGTGCTAGTCGACAATATCGT